GCTAACTCTTTGCCAGTCATTAACATTATTATACCGCTAAATATTAAGCCCTACACAGGCAATTCACCTGACTTGCGCCACGGTCTCTATCCAATGGGTAACTAATCCATCACTAAGGTCCTGTGTGGGACAATTATATTGTAGCATAGGAAATGAGCAGTTTATAGACGACTGCTCAGGTCTATTAGCCACGAAGATTCAACTCCTGCCAACTCTCCACTCATAGGAGCATCCGTTGTAAAACCTTTTAAAGTCTTAGAGCGGAATGTTATCTATTATACTACTTAATTTTAATAGACTTGGGCTTTTTATCTTCGGGAACAATGCGTACTACATGAACATGCAGCATGCCATCCTTAAGTTCTGCAGAAGTTACTTCCATATATTCTCCCAGTGCAAAAGATCTTACGAACTTTCTTCCTGCGATGCCTTTATGAACTACCTCTGCATCTGTTACTTCTACAATCTCACCCTTAATAATTAGTGTTCCATTATCTACGGATACATCAATATCTTCCTTTGAAAAACCAGCAATAGCCAGCGAGATCTGATATGTGTCTTCATCTAGTTTAAGAAGATCATACGGAGGATATGACTGTGAGTTTGTTTTGTGTGCAGTATTTAGGCGATTTAACTCTCTGTTAAAGCCAATAAAAAAAGGATCATTAAATAGATCCATAGCGTACTTTGTTACCATGTTATTCCCCTTTCAAGCGAATAAGTTAATTCCCCCCATATTGGGCAGGTAACAATATTATAACATAGAAAAGCAGGCCTGTCAAATAAACAGACCTGCCAATCTAATTTACTACTTCTTTGCTGCTGACTTCTTTGCAGGAGCCTTCTTAGCAGCCTTCTTTACTACCTTTGCAGACTTAACTGCTGCATCAACCTCATCAACTGAAGGCATTCTTCCAAATGCCGTGTCTGAAGGGTTGGCTGCTCTCAATACAACGGGCACCAGTGCGCCTAGTAAAGAGTATGCCAGTGTCTGTGGATCTGTTACTCCAGATGCATACAACGCTGTTGCTGCACCAAGAACTGATCTTCCGTATGACGCTAGTACTGCTTTAATTTGTTCGTTCATTTTATTTCTCCTTGTTTTTTGTTGCTTCATTATAGTGTAGATCACACAGGTCTACAATTCTACTTTCAGAACTTGCCCATACCTGTGTACTTTCGTCCTCGCACAACTCTTCTTCACATATAAACAAGTTAAGATTTTTTGTATGCTTGAGGACGACCATACTCTATTCTACCACAAATGAGTGGCTAGATCTAATTACTCTTAAGTGACAGTACAAGGCCGATAATGTGCTTTTCAAGGTCTGGATCTCCAGATGGAAATATTACCTCTTCTACACCCGCAGACTCCAACTCAAGAATAAAGTTTTTTATTTCTTCATAATCTTTCAAAGATCCATCTCTATTGCTTGCATGTACCACAACCATTACTTTTTTATCAGAAATGTTAAACTTATTTTTTTTAAAATGAAGTTGATCAATTATTATTTTACTGTTATATTTTTTAGCAAGTTCTAATGTAAAATTATTTGTTACAGATATATAATAGTCTGGAATTTTTCTATTTAGACTTTCTAGCATATCTATATAATCTATTAAATAAGTAGACCTTGTCTTAAAGTCTGAAAAATCATTTACGCTTCCTAATATACCACCAGAATCTTTTTCATTATCTTTAATCCATCCAGTTATAAAATTTATTTGAATAGGATTTTTTTCTTGGTAAAATTCATCAAATGAATCATTTATTGTGCACAGGTATTGAGGAGATACTGTGTAGGGTCTAATTGCAACCATATGTTTTATTTTTGTTTCTGAATTAATATTTTTTGCTATCCTAATAAAAGGATTATTTTGGTATGAATTGTATGTGTGTAGTACACCATGAAACCCTGCAGTCTCAAGTTTGTCCATTAAATTAAAATTAGATGTAAACAAATAAAAATTCACTTCAAGAATTATCTTCCTGTTCTGGCAACAATTTTCTTAGTTCTTTGTATGATGCTGATATTTTTTTCATAGAGTTATAGTTTGGCTCTGCTGCCATAAGATCTCCGTAAGTATCAAAATATAATATTTCTGGCTCTACATCAGTAATAAACTTGTCTATTGATGTTTGAACATCTTCTATATACTGATATGCCCAATCACGAGAATCTGAAACAAATTTTAAAAAATCCTCGTTTGATTTTTCTTTGTCTGTTTTATTTTCATCATTCATAGACTGTTGCATTATTAAAAGTTGAAGTGTGTTTGCAAGGATTGTGCGATTTTTTTTAATCTGAAGCAAGTACAAAGATAAAAATAACAGCGTTAAAAATGATAATACGCCAACCACTATTGACTCTATCATAATTCTTTTCCCCCTTCTCTAACCAAAAGCACAATTGCGCCATTATCCTCTAGCGCTTTCTTTACACGAATCATATACTCTATGGCCTCCCTTTTCATCTCAACTGTTTCTAAAGACATAAAATCTTTTTCTTTAGCCTTTACTGTTAAAAAGTGATCATTATCTATGATCTGTAAAGAAAAATTTTTAGGGCAATTTACAGATCTAAAAGCCCTTTTCATTTCATCGGTATACATATTACTCCATTGTCAAAGACTGCCAAGTTTTACCCCAGTCAGTTTTACTCTTGTGGCTTGAAAATTCTTTAGAAACTTCTCCGTTTTCTAAATAAACTCCACCCCAAACTCCCCATTCTTTGCCAGATATTCCTACAGAAAAGCACTCTTTTCTTACAGAACATGAAGAGCATAGTGCGTCTATTGCTGGACGAAGCAACTCATCGTCTTCATACTTATCAAAAAATAAGTTTGTATCATAATCTAAACATATTGCATCATCTTTCCATTTATGTTTATTCATTTACTTCACATACTTATCTGGAATTTCCCACCCTTGACTAGAAGGAATAAACTCTTTCTTCATTTGCCACTTATTGTTTTTATATATGCCAAACTTTGAAAAGTATGCTTTTTCTGATGGAAATGTTTCTACTACAGTCCATCCATCCCAAGACAGTTGCTTATTGTTGGCTACGATTGATTCCATAACACTTAAAGAATTAATTGTTTTCATGATATTCCCGTTCTCTTGTGTGCTTTGCACAGATGATGTACACACTTTAAAAGTTGTATACGTTTGTATTTATATTATTTAGTTTTGATAAATGAACAATCTTTGAAACAGGCTCTTTATGATTAGAAAGAAAAGCAAAATGATTTATATCTTTTATATTTTCTTCTAGCCATTCAGAATTAACCTTAAAGAACTTGATGTTCTTTTTTCTTGACTTCATTCCTCTTTCAGATAAGTTTGCAAATTCCATAGCCATCATGTTTATGTTGTTTGGCCCTGCAGAATAAATGATAAAATCTTTATCTTCTTCTTCTAACTCAGAAAGGGCAACGGCCATTGATCTAAGGAATATATTGTAGTTATTAAAACTACTTGTCCCCTGAACCCCTACTTTCATCGTTAATCCCTTCTCTTAGTTTGTCCATTATAAATAGCATTTTATCTAATTGTACCTTATCCATGTGTATCGTGTCAACTTGTTCTGCAGACTCTTTGTCAATTGACTGACCGTCTATTGGTGCCCTGTAAAATATGTTATCCTTGATCCAGTATGCTTGGTTATCTAATATAATAACCTTTACATTAGTTTTATCATAATGCATTTTTGACTGCGTCTTATTTATTATTTTTCTTGAATACCCTTTACTTCTATTAAACCTATAAAGAAGCATTGACTGGCTAACTATCTCTGGTCTGCTTTTATCCCTTGAAGCAAAGATATAGGTAACTAAAACTAATAAGATAGTTATAGTTAGCCCAGCAGCACCATACCAGTTATTCATAAACGCTCCTAGTATTCATTGTATCACTTTTTTTCTGAAAGAACTCTTATTATTTCTTGTATTATTAATTTTTCTTCTTTATCTAAAGATGATATTGCTTTTGAATCAAAAGACTTTTCAGCAAGTTTAACTAAAGGATCAGCAATCGTAATGTCCATATCTAGAAATCCCTTTTCCCACAATCGCATAGATACTTCTGAAAAGTAAATAGACATCTCTCTGCTTAGGTTTGGATCTAAGGCTCCTAGTATGTCTGTTGGCCTATATAAGGGCTCTCCAGACTCTGGATCTATACCAATAAACTCTAGACCACCATTTGATATTAGGTCATCTATGATTTTGTCTGGATCAGTCACTTACCTGACTTCTTTCTAGCCTTAGCAAGGGCATCAAAATCCTTGACTTTAGTATCACCTAAATATCCCCAGGCATAGCCATCATTAATCATCATGTCATTAAGGGACACGGTATCACCATTAATATATACCCAGCCCAAAATGCGACCATACTTTTCAGATGAGTCCATTTTCTCAGTCTTAATAATAACAGACTTGGCATCCTTTAGAGCCTTCTTTAGGTACTCCTTCGACTCAAGACCAAGGGCCTTCTCTTTAAGGTCCTTGGTACGAGACTCAGGGGTATCAATACCAGCCAATCTCACACGGGATGCAAATAGAATATCAAACCCTAAATCAATAAGAACGTCGATAGTATCTCCATCTACTACGTTCTCTACTTTTCTTACATAGTACTCATACATTAATAAGACTCTCCCTTTGCTCTGTTTTCAACTAACTTTTCACGCTCATCTATAACACTAATCATAAAAGACATCATGCTATTATATCCTTTTGTAGTAGACATAATTGAGTTATAGTGATGACCACAAAATAGCAAGTCTCCAGGAATTCCAGTTACCTGGACCAAGGCC